TATAATTACAATATTGAATTTAACTCTTAAAAATAGATAAGATGATAGATGACAAGAACCAGATCATTAGATCTATGAGAAGTTATGAGACTGGTGGAAGTACTGATGACTCATGTATGGAAACAGTAATGGTTGATGGTAAACGGAAACGCAGAAGAAAAAAAGGTGGCTGTCATAGTTCTCAGAAGTTTGGTCAGCGTAGTATTCCAGAAGGAGTTAAAAAAGCAGTAGGAGCTGTAGCAACTGGTATTGCTGGAGCATTAGTATATAAAAACAGAGATGCTATTAAGGAAAAGATGGGAATGAAAAAAGGAGGTTCTGTTAAAAGAAAGTAATTTAACATTCTAAAGTTACAGAGATCCAGGTACTTACAGTGTCTGGATTTTTTATTTTAAATCTATTACATTTAAACTTTATTTACTTTAATGTAAACTAAAGCTTTATTTATAATATCAATGTTATCTTGAAAATAACCAAGACCCATATTACACTTACCACATAATAAACCTCTTACTTGTCCTGTAATATGATCATGATCTACATCTAATCTTTTAGGTAAGTCATTAACATGTCTATTGCATATAGCACAAGTATAATTTTGATCAATAATCATTTTATTATATATTTCTAAAGTGATATTATATTTTCTTATTAATACAAGATTTTTGTGGTAATCCTTAGTGTTTACAGGATATTCATTATATTTTTTTGTATAATTTGTTTTACCTGTTAGAGGATTAATGGTTTTTTCTCTGTTTCTAGATTCTATAGTTTTTTTTACACAACACTTTTTACAATAATAAGATAAACCATCTTTAGTGGTTTTATTTTTAGCAAATAATTCAAGACTTATATCTTTTTTGCAATATCTACAATTCTTCATAATGTTTAAATTTAATTTTGTACAAATATAATATTTAAAAACTAATATTCATGTAAATTTGTAAAGTTTATAAAAATAAAGTATATTTGTTTAAACTTTAAATATATAGTAATGGAAAACCAACAAGAATCACAAATGTCAGTTGAAGAATTAACTGCACAAAAAGAACAAATGCTTAAGTTTTATACAGAGTCTTTAACTTATTTAGAAGCTCAATTAAAGTATGAAGAGACTCTTTTAAAAATTGATGAAGCAAGATTTAAAAGAACTAACATTCAAATGCAGTATGCTATGATGGCTCAAGCCCAAAAAGAAACTGAACAAGAGACAGATACAGATAATTCTGATTCTGAAGTATAAAATCCCAACTTAGAAAACATTAGTCATGGCACTTGTTAATCAGGTACAGAAAAGAATAAGGATGTCAAAAAATGATATCATTAAGTATCAAATACTTACATACTGTTATATCAATAGAATAGCAGTTAGTGATTCTGATTTAGATTGTTTAACTCTTTTAGCTGCACTAGGACCTATTGAATTAACAAGTTTTTGTTATGATGCTTCAGAAGAATATAACATTTTTAAATCTTCACAAACAGTAAGAAACTGCATAAACAAGTTTGAAAAGAAAAAGCTAGTTACTAAAGACTCTTCAAATAAAAAAATAGTTTTGATAGATGATAAGTTACAGATTCAAATAGAAGGTAATATTCTATTAGACTACAAATTTTTTGCAAATGAATCCTAAAAAATCTAGCATACTATATAGGCCAATTGCTGAAGAGTTGTTAATCAATGAAAGTTTAGTTGAAGATTTTATACAATTTTACTATAAAACATTAAGAGTAAAGCTTTCAAGTTTAGAATCACCAAGAATAAATGTTGAAGGTTTAGGGCATTTAGTTATTAAACCTATAACCGTAAGGAATGCAATTGCAAGATATTCTAAAGTTTTAGATACGCATGATACTTCAACATACAATGCTTATTATCATAAAAAAATGTTAGAAACTAAGTTAGAGGCATTAATAGAAATTGAAAAAAAGATTACTCAAGAAGAAACCCTTAGAAATAATTTTATAAAAGATAAGAATGAAAACAGCACTGAAAGCAATCTGGGAGAATAGAAAAGCAATCCTAGAAGGAGTTAAAAACTCTATTGTTAGAGATGAGTTTGTAGAAGATGTCGCGCGTATGAGACATGATGTTTGTGATGATTGTCCAAGCAAAGGTAAGAAATGTGCAGTAAAAGGAACTGGACCATGTTGTAATGAATGTGGATGTTCACTAGGTTTTAAAACTAGATCTCTTTCTGCTGAATGCCCATTAGGTAAATGGCAAGCAATTGCTACAGAAGAAGAAGAAGATGAATTAGATAACCTTAAAGATTAATATTATGGAACTAGAAAATAATATGTATGGTGGGTATATGGATATAGAAAAGTATGATCCATTAACAACTGTACTTCCATCTTCCGGAAATGGTTTATGGAGTCAAATAACTACGGGTAACAATACCATCAGAGATCCGTATGCAGATCTTTATGCAAGATTAGATAAGTTAGAACTTAATGAAAAATTATTAAGACTGAAAATACTTGGTCTTGAAGGCAAGTTTGATAAAGAAGAAGTTGCTAATATTAGAAAGATGCTTATGTCAGAAGATGAAGGATCTAGAACATTAGCTGATTCAATTATAGAAAACGCGTAGTTATGAGCATAGTATTTAACGCAGAAGAACATAGTTACAAGAGCATAGATGGTTCTGAAGGAATTAATTGGACAAGTGTAACTACACTTATCTCTAGTTTAAAAAAACCTTTTGATGCTAAAGCTGTAGCTGTTAGAGTTAGTAAGAGCAAAAGATCTAAGTGGTTTGGTATTGAGCCAAAAGCTATTGAACAGATCTGGAAAAATGAAGCTGACAGAGCAGTAGGTCTTGGTACATATTATCATAACCAAAGAGAAGCTGACTTATGTTCTTTAGCTTCAATAGAAAGAGAAGGTGTTACTGTACCTGTTATTTCTCCATCAGGAGAACACAATGGTATTAGACATGCTCCTTCACAAAAATTAGATCCAGGCGTGTATCCAGAACATATGGTTTATCTTAAGTCTACAGGTATCTGTGGACAATCTGATTTAGTAGAAGTAGTCAATGGTAAAGTAAATATCATTGACTACAAAACTAATAAGGAGATTAAGACTGAAGCATTTACTAATTGGGAGGGTATTACTGAAAAGATGCTTGATCCTATTAGTCACTTAGATGATTGTAACTTTAATCATTATGCACTACAGCTAAGTATTTATATGTATATTATACTTAAGCACAATCCTAAGTTAAAGCCGGGAAGAATCTTTATACATCATATTACATTTGAACAAGAAGGAGAAGATAAGTATGGTTATCCTATTACTGCAAAAGACTCTGATGGTAATCCTATAGTAAAAGAAGTAATACCTATGGCAGTACCTTATCTGGTTGATGAGGTAATCTCTATATTACATTATATTAAAGATCATCCGGTAAAAAAGAAAATATGATAACAAGACTATTTGATGTTCAGAATGGAGTAGTAGTACCTACAGAACATTGTTATACACTCAAGGCTTTGAAAGATGTAATGGATAACTATCCAGAAGATCATTTAAAGATTTACTTGTATCTTTTTTATATGACATGTCCTAATCCGGATATGAACCCATTCTTTAATACTCCAGATGTAGATAAAGAATATATTATTCTAAAAGAAATAGAAGCAGAATTTTCTACGGAAGATCAGGATATATTTATAGCATTAGAATTTTGTAGAAAAATGTATGAGACTCCCACATCTAGAGCATACAAAGGTATGGCATCTATGTTAGATAGATTAGCTAGATATATGGAGACTACCCAGATTACTGCAGGAAGAGATGGTAATATTAATTCACTAGTTGCTGCAGCTAAAAACTTTGACCAAATTAGAGCATCTTTCAAGGGTGTGTACAAAGATCTTCAAGAAGAACAATCAAGCAAAGTGCGCGGTGGAATTGGTATGGCTTATGATCAATAACTATGAGTGAAATATATCAAGATATTCCCTGTTGGGAAAATGGCAAATGGACTACAGTATCATTTGAATCTAGAGAAGAATTTTCTGATGACATAAAATCTATATTCTCTGAACCTGGTAAATATAACTTTGATGAAACTAGTTATCAGTTTAACATAGAAGCAGTAAAGTTTAGAGATCAGAATATATACTGTGCCTTTCCTTTTAGATCTAGAGACTTTATATCTTATTGGGATGATCAAAAAAATAGATGTAGAAAAGGTGTCTACTATATAAATGGTAATAAGAAATGGTATATTACAAGGGACTACTACATGTGGTTAAACTTCTTACCAATCTTTGATAAAGAACAACAGAAGTTTGACTTTGCCAAGATTAGAGATGCCCAATATCATATGGCTCTATATGAATTACTTGCAGAACTTAATTATAAACATGTTGCTATTCTGAAGAAACGTCAGATAGCCTCCTCATACTTCCACATCTCTAAGTTACTTAATCAGCTTTGGTTTGAAGCTGGGGTAACTTTAAAGATGGGAGCTAGCCTCAAAGATTATATCAATGAGAAGGGTTCCTGGAAGTTCATGTCGGAATATGCTGCCTTCTTGAATGAGCACACTGCATGGTATCGTCCAATGTCTCCAGACAAAGTCTTAATGTGGCAGCAAAAGATTGAAGTAAGAAAAGGGGACAGAAAAACAGAAGTGGGTCTAAAGGGTACCATGCAGGGCATGTCATTTGAGAAAGATCCTACAAATGGTGTAGGGGGTCCGGTAAAATACTTCTTTCATGAGGAAGCAGGGATTGCACCAAAGATGGATCTCACGTATGAATACATGCGCCCAGCTATGGCATCTGGTTTAATTACTACCGGAATGTTTATTGCTGCAGGATCAGTAGGAGATTTATCTCAGTGTGAACCATTGAGAAGAATGATACTTACACCAACAGATAGTGACATCTATGCAGTAGAAACAAATCTTATTGATGCAAAAGGTACTGAAGGTTTGTCAGGTTTGTTTATTCCTGAGCAATGGTCAATGCCTCCTTACATTGATGAATATGGTAATTCACTTGTAGAAGAAGCATTAGTAGCTTTAGACAAACAATTTGATGCTTGGAAAAAAGAACTAGATCCAGAAACTTATCAGTTAAGAATCTCACAGAGACCAAGAAATATTGAAGAGGCATTTGCTCACAGAAGTGTATCAGTCTTTCCTCCACATCTTATTGCTGCACAAGCTAGAAGAATTGAAGAAAAAGAATATGCATATGAGTTTTTAGATATCAGTACAGATGAGAATGGTAAACCAACGGTAAAAGAATCTAATAAACAACCTATTAAAGAATTCCCTATTACTAAAAAAACTGAAGATAAAACAGGTTGTTTAGTAGTATGGGAAAGACCAATCAAGGATCCTACCTTTGGACAGTACTATGCTTCTATTGACCCTGTATCAGAAGGTAAGACAACTACATCAGAATCATTATGTTCTATCTATGTAATGAAAGCTCCGGTTCAAGTAACTAAGGTTACTGGTATTGAAACAGAAACATACATAGAACCAGATAAAATTGTAGCAGCGTGGTGTGGTAGATTTGACGACCTTAATAAAACTCACCAGAGATTAGAACTAATTATAGAATGGTATAATGCTTGGACAGTAATTGAGAATAATATCTCATTGTTTATCCAGTATATGATATCTAGAAAGAAACAAAGGTTCTTAGTACCTAAGAGTCAGATAATGTTCTTAAAAGATCTTGGTTCAAATACTAACGTGTTCCAAGAGTATGGTTGGAAAAATACTGGTACATTGTTTAAACAACATCTTCTTAACTATGCCATAGAGTATACTAAAGAAGAACTAGATGTAGAAACTAAAACAGATGGTACAATTGTACGTACAAAATACGGTATAGAAAGAATACCTGATCCTATGTTACTTACAGAGATGCGTGAATATGCACCTGGAGTCAATGTGGATAGACTAGTTTCTTTCTGCGCATTAGTTGCATTTATGAGGATACAACAATCTAATAGAGGCTATGCTAAAAGAGTTATCATGGATGATGCAGCTAAAAACTTGCAAAAGTCAGAAAATTTGTTTAAATTAAATAAGAGTCCTTTCCGTCATATGGGTGGAAATACAACAGTTGGTGGAGCTTCTATGAAGCGAACTCCATTTAGAAATATTAAGTAAAAGATATGCAAGTATATAATGCTTTACAGTTAAAGAATGGTGCAAAAGCTGATTATCAAAAATTAGGTAGCATTACTCAACCATTACAATTTATTCCAAAAAAAGATAAAACCCAAGAGTGGGCTGCTTGGAATTTGGATTGGATTGAATGGCAAGGATTAAAACAAATCCGCAGAAATGCCAGAAGATTAATGAAAAATTATAAACTTGCTAAAGGTATTATTGACCGTAGTGATTATATAGTTGAAGAGAATAATGAGTATAGAGATATAGTTGAGATGCTTACTAAGGAGGATGCTTCTGCATTAGAACTTAAGTTTTATCCAATTATTCCAAATGTTATTAATGTTCTGGTAGCTGAATTTGCTAAGAGATCTACTAAACTTACTTATAGATCTGCAGATGAGTTCTCATATAATGAGATGCTTGAGCAAAAGAGAGCAATGGTAGAAGAAACTTTACTAGGAGATGCGCAAGTAAAAATTACAGCAGCATTACTAGAACAAGGACTTGATCCACAATCACCCGAAGCACAACAACAATTAGCTCCAGATAATCTTAAAACTTTACCAGAGATTGAACAATTCTTTAAAAAGGATTATAGATCTATGATAGAACAATGGGCAACACACCAACATAAGGTTGACATTGAAAGATTTAAAATGGATGAACTAGAGGAAAGAGGTTTTCGTGATATGCTTATTACAGATAGAGAGTTCTGGCATTTTCAAATGAGAGAAGATGATTATGAGGTAGAACTTTGGAATCCAGTAATTTGTTTTTATCATAAATCTCCAGACGCAAGATATATTTCTCAAGCACAATGGGTTGGTAAAACAGATATGTTTACACCAGCTGATGTTATTGATAAGTTTGGTTATCTAATGAATGAGGAACAGCTACAAGCATTAGAAGCAGTTTATCCTGTAAGATCTGCAGGTTATAATATTGGTGGTATGCAAAATGATGGATCATTTTATGATGCTACTAAGTCTCATGAATGGAATACTAATATGCCTTCACTTGCTATGAGACAGTTTACTACAGCATCTGCAAATTCTATATATGATGGTGGAGATATTATATCTCAAATTTTATCAGAAGGTGAAGATTATACTGATCAAGGTACTGCATATTTATTAAGAGTATCTACAGTGTATTGGAAGTCTCAAAGAAAAGTTGGACATCTTACAAAAGTTACTGAACAAGGTGAAGTATTAAATGAGATTATAACTGAAGATTTTAAAGTTTCAAGTAAACCCATTTATGATAATAGATTAAATAAAAATAAAACTAAAGACAATTTAGTATTTGGAGAACATATTGATTGGATTTGGATTAATGAAGTATGGGGTGGCATTAAGATTGGACCAAACATTCCTTCATATTGGGGAATGAATAATCCTGGAGGATTTGCTCCTATGTATATAGGAATTGATAAAGATGAAATAGGACCATTAAAATTCCAATTTAAAGGTGATAGCACTTTATATGGATGTAAACTTCCTGTAGAAGGTGCAGTATTCTCAGATAGAAATACAAGATCTACAGCTCTTATTGATTTAATGAAGCCTTTTCAAATTGGATACAACATTGTAAATAACCAAATTGCAGATATCTTAATAGATGAGCTTGGTACAATCATCATGCTTGACCAGAATACATTACCAAAACATTCCTTAGGAGAAGATTGGGGTAAAAACAATTTGGCTAAAGCTTATGTAGCAATGAAGAATTTCCAAATGCTACCACTTGATACGTCTATTACTAATACAGAAAATGCACTTAACTTTCAGCATTTTCAAAAATTAGATTTATCTCAGACAGAAAGATTAATGTCAAGAGTTAATTTAGCTAATCATTTTAAACAACAAGCATTTGAAGTAATTGGAGTTAATCCACAAAGGATGGGACAACAGTTATCTCAGATGACCGCTACAGGGGTAGAACAAGCCACTGCATCGTCTTATGCACAGACAGAGGTATTCTTTATCCAACACTGTGATTATCTGATGCCTAGAGTCCACCAAATGCGTACAGACTTAGCACAGTATTATCACTCTACTAAACCATCTACTAGGTTAACTTATATAACTTCGGCAGATGAAAAAGTAAACTTTGAAATAAATGGTACAGATCTTCTCTTAAGAGATCTTAATATATTCTGTACTACAACTGCAAATAATAGAGCTATTCTTGAACAGCTTAAACAATTTGCTATGCAGAATAATACTACCGGAGCTTCTATTTATGATCTTGGTAAAGTAATTCAATCAGATTCAATTGCTGAACTTAATACAGCATTAAAATCTACTGAAGAAAAACAGACTGAAATGAAGCAACAAGAAATGCAACAAGCTCAACAAATGCAAGAACAACAACTTCAAGCTCAGCAACAAATGGAGCAAATGAAAATTGATGCTCAAATGGCTGAGAAAGAGAAAGATAGACAACGTGATATTCTTGTTGCAGAAATTAGAGCAGCTGGTTATGGAGCTATGGGTGATGTTGATCAAAATCAAATGTCTGACTATAGAGATGCTATGAAAGAGATTAGAGAAACAGAAGTTTATAGAGATCAATCAAACATTCAAAGACAAAAACAGAGTGATGATATGGTTAAGCATTCTCAAAAAATAGATATTGAACAACAAAAATTACAGGCACAACAGGATATTGCAAACAAACAATTAGAAATTGCAAGAGTAAATAAGAACAAATATGACTCTGGATCTGATTCAAAATCTAAAACAAATAATAAAAAGAAATAGCTTTAGCCATATAGTTCTCAAAATTAAATATTAGCTTTTAAATTTTTAAAATTTAATTACTATATTATATTATAAATAAAAACCAAAACCAACATGGAAACCAATCTTAATGAAATACAAGAGACAACAACGGTTGCTCAAGTAGATGTAAACATTGATGAATTATTTGGAATGCCTGGTGCAGAGAGTGTAATGCTACCAGAAGAAGAAGATTCAAAAGAAAATAAAAACTCTGTCTTTTCTAAACCAAAAGATGTAGACACAGCGTTCCTTGACAATACTACAGTTAAAGATGATAAATCTGATAGACCTGTAGCAACGGTAGAAGAAGTAGATGAAGCAATTGCTGAACTTGATAATTTAATTACTCAAGAAGAAGATGCTGGTGGTAAAGGAAGACCTAAAGTAGATAAATCAGGTCTTGCAGAATTAGCAACTAAGATGATTGAAGAAGGTTCTTTAGTTCCTTTTGATGATGATAAACCATTAGAAGAATATACTACTAAAGACTTTAGAGAATTGTTTGAAGCTAATTTTGAAGAAAGAGAAAATAAAATTAAAGAAAGTGTTCCAAAAGAATTCTTTAATGCACTTCCAGAAGAACTTCAATATGCAGCAAAATATGTTGCAGATGGTGGAACTGACTTAAAAGGATTATTTAGAACTCTTGCTCAAGTAGAAGAAATGAGATCATTAGATCCAGCTGATGAATATGATCAAGCAGAGATTGCAAGACAATATCTTTATGCAACTCAATTTGGTAGCCCAGAAGAAATTGAAGCTGAGGTTAATGATTGGTCTGACTTAGGTAGACTAGAGCAAAAAGCTCAACAGTTTAAACCAAAGTTAGATAAAATGCAAGATGAGATTATGGCTAGAAAACTTGCAGAACAAGAATATAAAAAAGAACAACAGCAAGAACAAGCAAAAGCATATACTGATAATGTTTATAATACATTGTCAATTGGTGAACTAGGTGGTGTTAAGTTAGATAAAAAGATTCAGAGTATGTTATACTCAGGATTAGTACAACCAAGTTATCCATCTATTTCGGGTAAACAAACAAATATGTTAGGGCACTTATTAGAGAAGTATCAATTTGTAGAACCTAGACATGATTTGATTGCTGAAGCTCTTTGGTTACTTGCAGATCCAGAAGGATACAAAGGTAAAGTAAGAGAACAAGGATCTAAAAAAGCTGTAGAAGAAACAGTAAGACAATTAAAGACAGAACAGTCAAGAAAATTAGGATCTTCTATACAAGAAGCAGAAGAACCAAAAAGAACAAGTGGGAAACCACAACAAAAAACACTCTCAAGACAAAATAATTTGTTCAAGAGATTTTAATTAGTAACAAACAAAAACAAATAAATAATGGCAACTCCAGTAATGAACAATGGTATATTCCTCAGAGATACCGCTTACAACGCAAGTTCCCATGTGGATTCATACCACTTGGTAAACATGCTGAAAGATGCAGAGCCAATGGACTTAGGTCCAGTGGATTTGTGGGCTATGTCCCAAAAAGTTGAAATGCCACTTTATCAAATGTCTTCATTTGGTGGCAAGAATGTTATCATGGTAGATAATGCTCGTGGAGAGTACAAATGGCAAACTCCGGTTTCTATTGACCTTCCGTACATTGTTGAGGATATTGAACCAGACAACAACTTCAAAGGTGTTGATGGAACAACATTCCGTATCAAACTTAACAAAAGAGAATTTGGACATGGTGATATCATCACATATGACAAATACAACGGTGTTGAGATGTACATCACAGCAGAAGATATCTTACCTTTAGGTGATGGATTTATCTACACTGTACAGTTAGTTAATAATGATAACTATAAGTACATTGATGATAAGTACCTAGCTAATGGTACTAAAGTATTCCGTAAAGGTTCTGCTCGTGGAGAGTATGGTGAAAGATTCTCTGATATTACAACTAATACAGGTTTCCGTGAATTCTATAACTACGTAGGTGGTGCTGAAGCTCATGTTCACTATTCTATTTCTTCTCGTGCTGACTTGATGATCAAAGGTGGAATGAATGCAGATGGTACAGTTCCTGTAACTGAGATCTGGAGAAACTTTGATAAAACTATGGATCCATCTGTATCTTCTTTAGAGGATATGATCAAAGTAATGGGTAAAGATAAAGTTAAGAAAGCATTTGATAATGGTGATTTGTCAAGAACATTCTTGACTAACATGGAAGCTGCTCACTTATCTAAAATTGCAATTGACATTGAGACTTACTTAATGTGGGGTCATGGTGGTAGAGTTCGTCAAGACGGACCAGATGATGTTAGATTGTCTGTAGGTTTATGGCAACAGTTGAATAACTCATTCAAAAGAGTATACAACAAAAATAACTTTACTCTTGACTTGTTCCGTTCTGAGATCTACAACTTCTTCAATGGAAAAGTTGAGTTCCAAGGACCAGATCCAAAAAGATCTTTAGTAGTTCAAACTGGTATGGGTGGAATGAGAATGGTTAATGAGGCTATCAAACAAGAGGCAATCTCTTCAGGTCTTCTTATCCAAGCTGCTGACATCGGAGCTATCACTGGTAAAGGAATGGACTTGAACTTTGGATTTGCTTATACATCTTATGTTATTCCATTCTTGGCTAACGTGAAGTTTGTATTGAATCCAGCATTTGACAATGTTCATACAAATGATATTGAGAACCCAATCATTGATGGTTTCCCATTATCTTCTTACTCATTCATTATCTTTGATATCACTGACAATACAAATGACAACATCTTCTTGTTGAAATTGTCTTGGGATAATCAATTGAAATGGTGGTACCAAAATGGTACAATGGATTACATGGGACGTAGCCAAGGCTTCCAGTCTTCTGGACAATTCAATGGATACCGTGTAATGATGTCTCAAACAATGCCAGCTATTTGGGTTAAAGATCCAACTAAAGTCTTGAAAATTGTTATGAGAAATCCAATCACTGGTGGATCATTCTAATCATAAACAAACTAAGGGAGGGGGAAACTCCTCCCTTTTTTATTTAATTTAACCAACAACAATAAAACCAACACACAATGGAAAATTTCACAATGGTAGAAACAGGGAATGGGACTGTAAAAAAAACAGCAATTGCAGTACGTCCTTTCTTTGATAATGCAGTCTCTAACATGGGATTGGAAAATTACGGCTTATCTCTTTATGATGGAGTTAAGCATTTTGAACAACTTGCTTGTCTTGAGCAGAATGGAGTAATTAGGTATCTTACTGGTCTAAATGAATTTGCACCAGAGATTAAACTTTTAAATCCGGAGGACAAAGAAGCAAGAGTTAAGGAGATTAGAACAGCAGTAGCAGAGTTAGAAAGAGAACTAGCAGCTAATGTTATTGAATTAGATGATCCACAATTTTGGAGCAAAGTAACTTTACTTACTCCAAACAATAAAGAGTTTTGGAATAGAATACATATTTCATGTGGTAATGATCCTGTATTCTTAGATCCTAATGACCCATATGATAGAATTAAACTATATGCTATTGAAGCCGGAGGGTTTTCAATTGTAGCTAAAAGTTTTGATGATGCAAGATCAAGAGCTGTACCTCCTAAGTTTTACTTAGATAAACAAGAGCAAACAGTTATTGCAAGAACTGAATACAAGAAAATGCGTAACAAAGCATTGGCTGAACTTCAGAAATTATTTGACAAAAACAGTACTAAGTTATTCTATGTAGCAAAAGTTGTAGATGGTAACAGTACACAATATAGAAAGTCAACACCTAATGATGTTATGTATGAGAACATGGACTTATACATTAATGGTGAAGGAGTTGAGAGTAACAAAGAAAGAGCAGCAAAATCTTTCCTTGAAGCTGTAGGAATGGATATGGAAACATTAAAAATTAAATCAATTGTTAGAGATTCCATATTTTTTAAGTATATTATTAATAAGGCTGATGGTTATATCTATCATGTTAAGAGTTCTAATTTATTAGGAAGAAATGTATCTGATGTAATTGAGTATCTAAAGAACCCTTTAAATGAGGATGTTCTTACAGATCTTAACAAAGCTTGTGAGAAATTTTGGAATTCTTAAAACTAAAATAAAATGGCTGTTAAAAAAGCTACTAAAAGTAAAGTAAATCAGGCTGGTGTATACACTAAGCCTGGTATGCGTGAGACTATATTCAAAAGAATCAAAGCTGGTAGTAAAGGTGGAGATCCTGGAGAATGGTCAGCACGTAAAGCACAACTAATGGCTAAGGAATATAAGGCTGCCGGTGGTGGTTATAAAACTAAGAAGTAATGGCAAAAGATCCTCAACAAAGTCTTAGAGATTGGTCCGCACAAAAGTGGATGACTTCTGGAACTGCGGCTAATAAAAAGAAGGGATCTTCCAAGGAAGTTAAGTCTAAGGGCAAGAAAAGATATTTACCAGAGGCAGCTTGGTCAGCATTATCAGCAGGAGAAAAAGCTGCTACTAATAA